TGTGGCTGATATCCACTAAAATAGTAGGCCCCCAGGAAAAGGATTATTGGAGAGACGCATACCGTTGGGGATATTTCCCCTTAGTTCCCAATAAGCATCATCCTGGGTGGACTAGACATTTAACTAAGTTCAAGATTTCTAGATTCGCCACTCCTGCTGACATCCAAAAGATTGTTGATGAACTTCTCCCTAGAGGAGCAAGCATTGTTACAGCTGATGGAAATAGGTATGAAAGCACTAGGAAGGTACATTTAGTTAATGAAGGAACCCTTGAAGAGTACCAAGCTAAAATAAGGAAATAGAAGAAAGATATGGATGTGGATGTTGTCTTTCTTCAGATAGTGATGATGAGGATTATTCTGAAGATACCCCTGACACTGAAACTACAAGTGTAGAGGAAGATTAAAACACAGGGTACAGTGTTATTTATTTACATAATCTGCTTAGCAACTGCTTATGCTCAAGAATGATTCAGTATATTGTTTAGGAATAAGATATAGTTTATAAGAAGTTAATCCTTAGGGAGTATTTGGTGGAAACGACTGAGTGACATGAAGTTTATTCACCATACTCTCAATAGGAGCCACTAGTTGAGCCTGTGTGTTCAAATCCATGCTCAGCTAAAGTGACTCCCTTTTAGTTTCACTTTAGGATAAGTATAGTATAAGTATCATATAATCCTAAGGGAGTATGTGGACCTTCTTGTTAGGAATTAGTTTAAGATAGTCCACAGCTCCCTTCTTTTTGAGTTCTAGTCTTTGTTAAGTTTGTTGGCTCATACAGATAAAGTGCTCATTAAACAGGAAACCGCAACCGGGTAAAGGTTAGCACAGTAAATTAAGCTAGCAGTTACTCAAGAGCCCGGTAAGCATTCAAGTAGTTCGAATCCCTTTAATGCTGACGGATTGCTCTTTAGTGAGGTGATGTAATTTGTTTTTGTAATCTGAAATGTGTATTTGTATAGGAAGTTGTACAAAAAAGGGAATGGCTAAACTTGTTACAGCTCGAGCAAACATTTAGCAATTTCCTTTGCTTTTGAAGTTCGAATCTTGTAATAATATTTTAAGCACATGAACTATAAAGCTTAAGTATGGAAAAATCCTCAAGTATGAGTCACGAGATGTTTGGCTCACTGCGTTGGACGACTGGAAAGAAGCTTCAACAGTCGGGACAGCATCTCGAAGAAGGCCTCCGGAATGAAAGAGTAAAAATTGAAGTCTCCTCATTCAGAGAGCCTTCTTTTGGAATTTTAGGTAGAGAAAAGTTTCTAATAGAATAAACTTTTGTATCAGCAGATAGATAGGATATATAATCCCTGCTTTAGATTGTACGGGAGCTCACCACTGCTCGCTGCGTCGAGAGTGTTCGAGTCTCTCCAGGCTTGGTAAGATAGAACTTTGGTATTCTATGTATTTTTATGATCCAATTATACTCTGCTTATAGATTGTAATGGGCAATGGCAATGCTTTATCAATGAATGATTTTATGGTGAATTAAGTTCATATATGTTTAAAGAAGTTTAACAATAAACCGACTTAATTCGAGAACCAGATTTATTAGTATTGTCTCTTTCTATACTTTATGCAAAGTGAAAGGAGTTGTATATTAGCCTTGCTTATAAGAGCCATCTAGTGGTATAAGTGTAGATTACACTTATCATAAGAGGTGGAATTCTTTAAGGATAATCAATATACAAAATTCCACGACAATTGGCGCCCAACGTGGGGCTCGAATATAAGTCGGGTCTTATTAAAAAAGACTTATTTAGGTCTTACAATTATCCCTAGGGACCTTCACGCACTGCGGAAGGAATAAGCACTCAAAATGGGTGATCACAACTTGAATGTTCAAGAACTCTTAAACCTTTTCCAGAATCTGGGTATTCCCAGACAACCAAACCATAGAGAAGTCATAGGACTTCGAATGTTAGGAGGCTGGTGGGGTCCAGGCACCCGTTATATTCTGGTTTCTATCTTTTTACAAGATGATTCTGGACAACCTTTGCAACAACCTCGATGGAGACCCGAGGGTAGACCTGTTAATCCTTTAGTACACAATACCATAGAAGCCCCTTGGGGGGAATTAAGACAAGCATTTGAAGACCTAGATGTGGCGGAAGGAACTTTAAGGTTTGGTCCTCTAGCTAATGGGAATTGGATTCCTGGAGATGAATATTCCATGGAATTCCAACCCCCATTAGCCCAGGAAATTGCTCAAATGCAGAGGGATGAATTAGAAGAAATTTTAGATATAACAGGACAAATTTGTGCACAAGTCATAGATTTAGTAGATATGCAAGATGCACAAATCAGGGGTTTGGAAAGACGCATACAAGATAGACTAGGTTTGAGGGATAACTTACCAGTTGCCGGAATACAAGCACCACCATCTAGTCCAATTGGTCAACCTATTGCATCATCTTCACTTCAGCCCATTCCAGGATCTAGCTCATCACCAGCAGATCTAGATGGGATCTGGACACCAAGGCAAATAGACCCTAGATTGTCTAGGGTAGCCTATAACCCCTTTTTGCCAGGATCTAGTGATGGGTCAGGGGGATCAATCCCGGTTCAGCCGAGTGCTCCTCCAGCGGTTCTTCCATCCTTACCCTCGCTACCTGCTCCAGTGTCACAGCCAATAATTCAGTATGTTGCTCAACCTCCCGTTCCTGCTCCTCAAGCTATTCCTATTCAACATATTCGAGCAGTGACAGGAAACACACCAACTAATCCAAGAGACATACCTATGTGGCTTGGAAGACACTCGGCAGCCATAGAAGGAGTTTTTCCTATGACTACACCTGATCTTCGTTGCCGAGTGGTCAACGCCTTAATAGGAGGCAGTCTTGGACTTTCTTTAGAACCTATTCATTGTGTTAATTGGGCAGCTGTTGTAGCTGCCTTATATGTAAGAACACATGGATCATATCCAATACATGAATTGGCTAATGTTCTACGGGCAGTTGTTACCCAAGAAGGAGTAGCCACAGGATTTCAGCTCGGGATTATGTTATCTAATCAAGATTATAATCTCGTATGGGGAATTTTACGTCCCCTTTTGCCTGGACAAGCTGTAGTTACAGCTATGCAGCAAAGACTGGATCAAGAAGTTAATGATGCTGCTAGAATTACCTCCTTCAATGGACATTTGAATGATATATATCAACTCCTAGGGTTGAATGCCCGAGGCCAAAGCATTGCTAGGGCCCAAAGTGCTTCGACCTCTGGGAATTCTGCCTCTGCAGGAAGAGGAAGACGGGGGCAGAGAACTCAACAGCAAGCTGGCCGTCAACAACAACAGCAAACAAGAAGAACTAACCAGGGAAATCAGGGACAAAGAGATAATAATCAAAGACAGTCTTCTGGAGGTAATCAAGGACAGAGAGGACAGGGAGGATATGACTTAAGACCTAGAACGTATCAGCCACAAAGATACGGAGGAGGACGAGGAAGAAGATGGAACGATAACCAGCAACAGCAACAAGCACAGCCAGGCAGATCATCTGATCAACCTCGTTCCCAGAGTCAGCAACCGCAACCAGAGGCTCGTGGCGATCAGTCACGAACATCTGGTGCTGGGCGCGGCCAACAAGGAAGAGGGAATCAAAACCGAAATCAACGCCGGGCTGATGCAAACAATACTCGGAATGTGGATACTGTGACAGCAACCACAACTTCCTCCTCCACGGCTAGTTCAGGTCAAAATGGATCCTCTACAACTCCTCCAGCCTCTGGAAGCAGAAATCAAGGGGACTAAGCTGAAAGCTCATTGGGATAGTGGAGCCACAATAACTTGTGTCCCACAAGCCTTTTTAGAAGAAGAAGTACCAATTAAAAACATTTGGATCAAAACCATTCATGGTGAAAAAGAACAACCTGTTTACTATTTAACTTTTAAAATACAAGGCAGAAAAGTGGAAGCAGAAGTAATTTCTTCCCCTTATGACTATATATTAGTCAGCCCATCCGATATCCCTTGGTTAATGAAGAAACCTCTTCAATTGACAACTCTAGTTCCTCTTCAGGAATATGAAGAAAGACTTTTAAAACAGACTATGTTAACCGGAAGCTATAAAGAAAAATTACAGTCTTTATTTTTGAAGTATGATGCATTATGGCAACATTGGGAAAATCAAGTAGGCCATAGGCGAATTAAGCCTCACCATATAGCAACTGGTACAGTTAATCCCAGACCACAAAAACAATATCCAATCAACCCAAAAGCAAAAGCAAGCATTCAAACAGTTATTAATGATTTACTAAAACAAGGTGTTTTAATTCAACAAAATAGTATAATGAATACTCCTGTATACCCAGTGCCTAAACCAGATGGAAAATGGAGAATGGTTTTAGATTATAGAGAAGTTAATAAAACCATACCTTTAATTGCTGCCCAGAATCAGCATTCTGCTGGAATTTTATCATCTATTTTTAGAGGCAAATATAAAACCACTTTAGATTTGTCTAATGGCTTCTGGGCTCACTCTATTACACCAGAATCTTATTGGTTAACTGCTTTTACTTGGCTTGGACAACAATATTGTTGGACAAGATTACCTCAGGGATTTCTTAATAGTCCTGCCTTATTTACAGCAGATGTAGTTGATTTACTTAAAGAAGTACCAAATGTGCAAGTTTATGTGGATGACATTTATATTAGTCATGATGACCCTAGAGAACATTTAGAACAACTTGAGAAAGTTTTCTCATTATTGCTCAATGCTGGTTATGTGGTTTCTCTTAAAAAATCTGAAATTGCTCAACATGAGGTTGAATTTCTTGGGTTTAATATTACCAAAGAAGGCCGAGGCCTGACTGAAACTTTCAAACAAAAACTTTTAAATATTACTCCACCAAGAGATTTAAAACAATTGCAAAGTATTTTAGGCCTTCTAAATTTTGCAAGAAATTTTATTCCCAATTTTTCTGAATTAGTTAAACCTTTGTACAATATAATTGCTACTGCAAATGGTAAATATATTACATGGACTACAGATAATAGTCAACAATTACAAAACATAATTTCCATGTTAAATTCTGCAGAAAATCTGGAAGAAAGGAATCCAGAAGTTCGATTAATAATGAAAGTAAATACCTCCCCTTCTGCAGGATATATAAGATTTTATAATGAATTTGCTAAGAGACCAATTATGTATTTAAATTATGTATATACAAAAGCAGAAGTCAAATTTACTAATACTGAGAAACTGTTAACCACAATACATAAAGGTCTAATTAAGGCTTTAGACCTTGGCATGGGTCAAGAAATTTTAGTCTACAGCCCTATTGTGTCCATGACTAAAATCCAAAAAACACCTTTACCAGAGAGAAAAGCACTACCCATCAGATGGATAACTTGGATGTCTTATCTAGAGGATCCCAGAATACAATTCCATTATGATAAAACTTTACCTGAACTACAACAAGTTCCTACTGTTACAGATGATATAATAGCTAAAATTAAACATCCTAGTGAATTTAGTATGGTTTTTTATACTGACGGATCTGCAATTAAACATCCTAATGTTAATAAGTCACATAATGCTGGAATGGGTATTGCTCAGGTACAGTTTAAACCTGAGTTTACAGTAATTAATACTTGGTCAATTCCTCTTGGAGATCATACTGCACAACTTGCAGAAGTTGCAGCTGTGGAATTTGCATGCAAAAAGGCCCTTAAAATAGATGGACCTGTATTAATAGTTACTGATAGTTTTTATGTTGCTGAAAGTGTTAATAAGGAATTGCCATATTGGCAATCAAATGGGTTTTTTAATAATAAAAAGAAACCCTTAAAACATGTCTCTAAGTGGAAATCAATTGCAGATTGTATACAGTTAAAACCAGATATTATTATTATTCATGAAAAAGGTCACCAGCCTACTGCTTCTACCTTTCATACAGAAGGTAATAATTTAGCTGATAAACTTGCCACCCAAGGGAGTTATGTGGTAAATATAAATACCACTCCAAGCCTGGATGCAGAGTTGGATCAATTACTACAAGGACAATATCCTAAAGGCTTTCCAAAACATTATCAATATCAACTTGAAAATGGACAAGTTATGGTAACTCGTCCAAATGGAAAGAGAATTATTCCTCCAAAATCAGACAGGCCTCAAATCATTTTACAAGCACATAATATTGCACACACAGGAAGAGATTCAACCTTTCTTAAAGTCTCTTCCAAGTATTGGTGGCCAAATCTTAGAAAGGATGTGGTTAAAGTTATCAGACAATGTAAGCAATGTCTGGTCACAAATGCAGCTACTCTAGCTGCGCCTCCGATATTGAGGCCTGAACGACCTGTAAAGCCTTTTGATAAATTTTTTATTGATTATATTGGTCCATTACCCCCCTCTAATGGATATTTACATGTCCTTGTAGTAGTCGATAGTATGACTGGATTTGTTTGGTTATACCCCACTAAGGCTCCTTCAACTAGCGCAACTGTTAAAGCTCTCAACATGCTCACTAGTATTGCAGTTCCAAAGGTGATACACTCTGATCAGGGTGCAGCATTCACCTCTGCAACTTTTGCTGATTGGGCAAAAAACAAAGGTATACAATTGGAATTCAGTACTCCTTACCACCCCCAAAGTAGTGGCAAGGTGGAAAGGAAAAATAGTGACATAAAACGACTTTTAACTAAACTGCTTGTTGGGAGACCTGCTAAGTGGTATGATCTTCTTCCAGTTGTACAATTGGCATTAAATAATTCTTATAGTCCTTCTTCTAAATATACTCCTCATCAACTTTTGTTTGGTATAGATTCAAACACACCATTTGCAAATTCTGATACACTTGATTTATCAAGAGAAGAAGAACTCTCTCTTTTACAGGAAATCAGATCCTCTCTTTACCTTCCGTCCACCCCTCCTGCCTCCATTCGTGCCTGGTCTCCTTCTGTTGGCCAATTAGTCCAGGAGAGGGTAGCCAGGCCTGCATCCTTAAGACCTCGGTGGCATAAACCAACTCCTGTTTTGGAAGTTATTAATCCACGGGCTGTTGTTATTTTGGACCATCTTGGCAACAGAAGAACTGTAAGTGTGGACAATCTGAAGCTAACTGCTTATCAGAAGGATGGCACCCCCAATGAATCTGCAGCAGTGGTTGCTATGGAAAAAGATGAATGAAACCCACTTGGCGTTGGAAAATATTTCATCCCTTACTGAAGAACAAAAGCAACAAGTGATTATTGAAATTCAACAAGAAGAAGTGATACCTACTAGGATGGACAGAGTAAAGTATCTAGCATATGCATGTTGTGCTACTAGTACCCGTGTCATGTGTTGGCTATTTTTGATTTGTGTATTATTAATTATTGTATTTGTATCATGTTTTGTCACTGTTGCTAGGATTCAATGGAATAGGGATATTAATGTATTTGGTCCAGTCATTGATTGGAATGTTACTCATCAGGCCACATACCAACAACTTAAAGCTGCTAGACTAACTAGATCCTTGAAGGTTGAGCATCCTCATATATCGTATATATCTATAAATATGTCCAGCATACCACAAGGTGTTATGTATACACCTCACCCTGAACCTATAATTCTCAAGGAGAGGGTTCTAGGAATATCACAAGTGTTAATGATAAATTCTGAAAATATAGCTAATGTAGCTAACTTGTCACAAGAAACTAAGGTATTACTAACTGATATGATAAATGAAGAATTACAAGATTTATCTAATCAAATGATTGACTTTGAATTACCTCTAGGGGATCCTAGAGATCAAGATCAATATATACATCATAAATGTTACCAGGAATTTGCTCATTGTTATTTGGTTAAGTATAAGAAGCCTTCTCCTTGGATATCTGAGGGTATTATTGTAGATCAATGCCCTTTGCCTAGAATACATGATCCTAACTATTATAAATATCAACCTATCTGGGACTATTATTTGAAAATTCAAAATATTAGGCCTCAGGGGTGGACTTCTAAATCTTACTACGGAACTGCTAGAATGGGAAGTTTTTATATTCCTACATTTTTGAGAAATAATACAGTTAGTCATGTGCTATTCTGTTCTGATCAGCTTTATGGTAAATGGTATAATATAGAAAATAATATACAGGAAAATGAACAATTGTTGAAAACAAAGTTATATAATTTGACTACATATAGTAAATTGAAGGCTAGAGCTTTACCAAAAGAATGGAATAATCAAGGGAATGCTAGATTATTCAGGAGTTTTAATCCTCTGGATGTATGTAATCGACCAGAAGCAGTATTACTATTGAATACTACTTATTTCACTTATTCCTTATGGGAAGGTGATTGTAATTATACTACTGCTCTTATTCAAAATCTCACAGAGTGTAGACAACCAGATAGATTAAAGCTAAAACACCCTTATGCATGTAGGTTTTGGAGATATAAAGAAGGCCAAGAAGAAGTAAAATGTTTAGGTAATGAGAAAAAGAAGTGTCTCTATTATTCTGAATATTCAAGCCCGGAAGCCCAGTTTGATTTTGGATTTCTTTCATATTTAAATGCTTTTCCTGGATTGAAATACATTGAAAATCAGACAGTTAGGGAACCAGAATATGAAGTATATTCTTTATATATGGAATGTATGAATTCTGCCGAAAAGTATGGGATAGATAGTGTTTTATTTGCTTTAAAAACCTTCTTAAATTTTACTGGAACACCAGTGAATGAAATGTCAACTGCTAGAGCATTTGTAGGCCTTACAGATCCCAAATTTCCTCCAACATATCCAAATATTACTAAAGAACAAAAAAGATGCAACAACTTAAAAAGAAGGAAAAGAAGTACTAATATTGAAAAACTTAGATCAATGGGATATTCATTAACTGGAGCTGTACAAACTCTTTCACAAATATCAGATATAAATGATGAAAGGTTACAACAAGGAGTATCATTATTAAGAGATCATGTTGTCACTTTGATGGAAGCTGCCCTACATGATATCACCATTATGGAAGGAATGCTAGCAATCCAGCATGTGCACACTCATTTGAATCATCTTAAAACTATATTATTAATGAGAAAGATTGATTGGACATTTATTAAAAGTAACTGGATTAAAGAACAACTCCAAAAGACTGAAGATGAAATGAAGATCATTAGAAGAACAGCTAAAAGTTTAGTATACTATGTAACTCAAACATCATCCTCTACTACAGCAACATCATGGGAGATTGGAATTTATTATGAGATAACTATACCTAAACATATTTATTTAAATAATTGGCAGGTTATTAATATAGGTCATCTTGTTGAGTCAGCTGGTCATTTAACCTTAATAAGGGTTAAACATCCTTATGAGGTCATTAATAAAGAATGTACATATGAACAATATTTACACCTTGAAGACTGCATATCTCAAGATTATGTGATTTGTGACACAGTACAAATAGTGTCACCATGTGGAAATTCGACAACAACTAGTGACTGTCCTGTCACTGCTGAGAAGGTAAAGGAACCATATGTTCAAGTATCAGCTTTAAAAAATGGAAGCTATTTAGTTCTAACTAGTAGAACAGATTGCTCAATACCAGCATATGTTCCTAGTATTGTAACTGTGAATGAAACAGTTAAGTGTTTTGGGGTTGAGTTTCATAAACCACTATATTCAGAAAGTAAAGTCAGCTTTGAACCACAAGTTCCGCATCTGAAACTACGCTTGCCACATCTGGTTGGGATTATTGCAAATCTTCAGAATTTGGAAATTGAAGTAACCAGCACTCAAGAAAGTATAAAAGATCAGATTGAAAGAGCTAAATCACAGCTTCTTCGGCTGGACATCCACGAAGGAGATTTTCCTGCTTGGATTCAACAACTTGCCTCTGCTACCAGAGACGTTTGGCCTGCAGCAGCTAGAGCTCTTCAAGGCATAGGTAACGTTTTGTCTAATACTGCCCAGGGAATATTTGGAACTACAGTAAGCATTTTGTCTTATGCAAAGCCTATCCTGATAGGAATAGGTGTTATACTTTTGATTGCCTTTTTATTTAAGATTGTATCATGGCTTCCTGGGAAAAAGAAAAGGAATTAGCTCATCTCCATCAACCAGAAGATGACCCTTTACCAGATTTGTCATTGCTCCTGGATATGGATCAGTTTGAGCCCACTGAAGGGCCTGATTCAAATCCAGGAGCTGAGAAGATTTATCTACAATTACAAGTAGCTCCAGGAGATCCTTCAGAAAAAACATATAAATTTGGATATGAAGATAAAGAAGCTCAAAATCCTGATTTAAAGATGAGAAATTGGGTTCCTGATCCAGAAAAAATGAGTAAGTGGGCCTGTGCAAGGCTTATTCTTTGTGGACTATATAATGCTAAAAAGGCTAAAGAACTTTTAAAAATGGACTATGATATTCATTGGGAACAGTCTAAAGAAGATTCTCAGTATTTCGAAATAGAATATCATTGTAAAATGTGTATGACTGTTATTCATGAGCCTATGCCTGTCTCTTATGATAAAAAAACTGGACTTTGGATTAAAATGGGACCTCTTAGAGGAGACATAGGCTCAGTAGTGCATACATGTAGAAGACATTATGAGAGATGTATGTCTGCCCTTCCTAGCTCGGGAGAACCTCTCAAACCCAGAGTCCGGGCTAATCCTGTTAGAAGATACAGAGAGAAGTCACTCATCGTTGCGGATCGGCCAAAACGCTCCAGATGGGGTGTGGCCCCTCGGGAACAGCCCAATACTTCCAGTGGTGACGCCATGGCCCTTATGCCAGGACCATGCGGCCCCTTCAATATGGACCCTCCTGGATGCTTACTGGAGAGGGTACCAGGATCAGAACCTGGAACCTCCGAAATGGCTTTGGCTATGTCTGGAGGACCCTTCTGGGAACAAGTATACCGGGACTCAATTTCTGGTCCCCCCACTGGGCCTAGTGAAAATTAGGCTATATCAGAATCTAACTGTTGTATATATTTGTCAATCTATAGATCCATGGGAGAATGAGAATCCAACAGGTGGTCGAAGAGACCCCACTAGAAGGTATGGCTGTAGAATTGCATGTGATCCTGTATATTGTGTGAAAATTGTTTGGGAAGGAAATCTCTGGGATAAAAAGGATCAACCTTGTTGGTTGATTAGGCTTAAAGAAGGACATAATCATGGTGCAAAAGAACTATCTCAAAGAGATATTAAAATTTTAGGGGAATCTAGACCATACCCATATGGCCTCATTGGACAATGTCCAAAATTGCAATATGCAATACAAGTAAAAATGAGAGTTGATAAGGCTCCACTTACTGCTAAAGTTTTAGCAGTAAAAGCATTACATTTCCATCGCTGGAATATATGCCAGAGAGAAAATCCCGGAATTGGAGAAGGATATTTTCCCTCTGGATATACTCAAGCACTAAAAGCTTATGGACCTCAGCATGGAAGTGCCGAGCAGAGGGTGTGGCTGATATCCACTAAAATAGTAGGCCCCCAGGAAAAGGATTATTGGAGAGACGCATACCGTTGGGGATATTTCCCCTTAGTTCCCAATAAGCATCATCCTGGGTGGACTAGACATTTAACTAAGTTCAAGATTTCTAGATTCGCCACTCCTGCTGACATCCAAAAGATTGTTGATGAACTTCTCCCTAGAGGAGCAAGCATTGTTACAGCTGATGGAAATAGGTATGAAAGCACTAGGAAGGTACATTTAGTTAATGAAGGAACCCTTGAAGAGTACCAAGCTAAAATAAGGAAATAGAAGAAAGATATGGATGTGGATGTTGTCTTTCTTCAGATAGTGATGATGAGGATTATTCTGAAGATACCCCTGACACTGAAACTACAAGTGTAGAGGAAGATTAAAACACAGGGTACAGTGTTATTTATTTACATAATCTGCTTAGCAACTGCTTATGCTCAAGAATGATTCAGTATATTGTTTAGGAATAAGATATAGTTTATAAGAAGTTAATCCTTAGGGAGTATTTGGTGGAAACGACTGAGTGACATGAAGTTTATTCACCATACTCTCAATAGGAGCCACTAGTTGAGCCTGTGTGTTCAAATCCATGCTCAGCTAAAGTGACTCCCTTTTAGTTTCACTTTAGGATAAGTATAGTATAAGTATCATATAATCCTAAGGGAGTATGTGGACCTTCTTGTTAGGAATTAGTTTAAGATAGTCCACAGCTCCCTTCTTTTTGAGTTCTAGTCTTTGTTAAGTTTGTTGGCTCATACAGATAAAGTGCTCATTAAACAGGAAACCGCAACCGGGTAAAGGTTAGCACAGTAAATTAAGCTAGCAGTTACTCAAGAGCCCGGTAAGCATTCAAGTAGTTCGAATCCCTTTAATGCTGACGGATTGCTCTTTAGTGAGGTGATGTAATTTGTTTTTGTAATCTGAAATGTGTATTTGTATAGGAAGTTGTACAAAAAAGGGAATGGCTAAACTTGTTACAGCTCGAGCAAACATTTAGCAATTTCCTTTGCTTTTGAAGTTCGAATCTTGTAATAATATTTTAAGCACATGAACTATAAAGCTTAAGTATGGAAAAATCCTCAAGTATGAGTCACGAGATGTTTGGCTCACTGCGTTGGACGACTGGAAAGAAGCTTCAACAGTCGGGACAGCATCTCGAAGAAGGCCTCCGGAATGAAAGAGTAAAAATTGAAGTCTCCTCATTCAGAGAGCCTTCTTTTGGAATTTTAGGTAGAGAAAAGTTTCTAATAGAATAAACTTTTGTATCAGCAGATAGATAGGATATATAATCCCTGCTTTAGATTGTACGGGAGCTCACCACTGCTCGCTGCGTCGAGAGTGTTCGAGTCTCTCCAGGCTTGGTAAGATAGAACTTTGGTATTCTATGTATTTTTATGATCCAATTATACTCTGCTTATAGATTGTAATGGGCAATGGCAATGCTTTATCAATGAATGATTTTATGGTGAATTAAGTTCATATATGTTTAAAGAAGTTTAACAATAAACCGACTTAATTCGAGAACCAGATTTATTAGTATTGTCTCTTTCTATACTTTATGCAAAGTGAAAGGAGTTGTATATTAGCCTTGCTTATAAGAGCCATCTAGTGGTATAAGTGTAGATTACACTTATCATAAGAGGTGGAATTCTTTAAGGATAATCAATATACAAAATTCCACGACA